CGATAGAAAGATTTGCTCAGAGAAGATTATATGCACCATTAAGTGTTTCATTTTATGTTGACACAGATTTTAATATTCTTAGATTATTTGAAGAATGGATGAACTTTATGAATCCAATTCATAATTCTTTAGGAAGATATGAAGGATCGTTTCAAGGACAGAGTGGATATGAAGGAAGAAATAACTATTATAAGTTTAGATATCCAGATGAATATAAGAGAAATATAATAGTAACTAAATTTGAAAAAGACTTTTATCAAGGTCTGAACATGAATGAAACTCGTATTGGTAGATTTGCCAAGAGTAGAAGTGGTGATAATTTAATTCCTGGATCTCTTTTAATGTATCAGTTTATTGATACGTTTCCAAGTAATATTGTTGCAATACCACTAGCATACGAAGGAACTCAGGTAACAAAAGTTACGATTGAATTTCAATATCTTAGATATAATACAATTACAAACAATGATAAGAGTGATTTATATTCTGAGAATGTATTTGGACAGGAGGTCGTTAAGAATTATGATAACTCTGTGATAGGTCAATTGAATGCAAGTGCATCAAAATCATCAACTGTTGTTGGGTTTGTGAATGGTGAACCATATAGTGGACCTTATCATGTGCATGAAAAAAATGATGGGACAATAGTTAAAATGACTGGTGTTCAACATTCAGGTGTCGCACATAACGTGATATACGCTACAGCAGAGGAAAGTTTAAGTGGTGCTGTCAATACAACCACAGTAACTGATAGTGATGAAGGTGGCGGTGAGGGATCTAATAATAATGAATCTAATAATCAACAACAGGCAGATACTACACCACCAGAAGCAGCAACCAATCTATCCATTACAACTGTAGCAAGTGATAATACACCAACAATCGTGGGTGATGCAGAGGCTAGCAGTACAGTTAAAGTATTCAATGGATCTAATCAGATTGGTACTGCAGGTGTAGGTTCAGATGGATCATTCTCAGTTACAATTCCTAACGCATTGGCGAATGGTACATATACCTTTACTATCACTGTAACAGATGCTGCGGGTAACGTTTCTAATTCTTCTAATATTTCACATACAATAAATGTTCCCACAGGTGGTGATGGTGGTGGTTCATCAGGTGGTAATGGTGGTGGCGGTGGTAGTGGATATGGAGGTTACTAAAACCCTCCTATATAAAATACTGAGAAGATTATTATGCCTTTACCAAAGATTTCGACCCCGACTTATGAGTTGGAACTTCCATCAACTGGAAAGAAAATTAAATATAGACCATTTCTAGTCAAAGAGGAAAAAATTCTTATACTTGCATTAGAAAGTGAAAATATAAAACAGATAACTACATCAATCAAATCAATACTAAAAGAATGTATTCAAACAAGAGGTGTGAAGATTGATACTCTTCCTATTTTTGATATTGAATATTTGTTTCTAAACGTGAGAGGTAAATCTGTAAGTGAGGCATTGGAATTAGTTGTTACATGTCCAGATGATAATAAAACAACTGTTCCAGTTAAAGTTTATATTGATGAGATAGGTGTTGTCAAGGATAAAAATCATAATAATGATATAAGTCTTGATGATAAATTAACATTGAGATTAAAGTATCCTTCTCTTGATGAATTTATAAAAAATAATTTTGATTTTTCTTCTAGAGATGAGGATGCATTAGAACAATCCTTTGAAATTATTGCCTCATGCATTGATCAAGTTTATAATGAAGATGAATCTTGGGCAGCATCTGACTGCACTAAGAAAGAACTTTTAGAATGGGTTGAGACATTAAACACTAATCAGTTTAAGTTAATTGAATCATTCTTTACTACTATGCCTAAATTGTCTCATACGATTAAAGTAAAAAATCCAAAGACAAAAGTTGAAAGTGATGTTACTTTAGAAGGGTTATCGTCTTTTTTCGCTTAAGTATGTCTCATATTGATCTTGAGTCATACTTCAAACTCAACTTTGCTTTGATGCAACACCATAAATATAGTTTGACTGAAATTGAAAATATGATGCCTTGGGAAAGAGATATCTATCTTGGATTATTGAATCAGTATATTGAGGAAGAAAATCTAAAGGCAAAGCAACAACAAGCAAACTATGGAACCTAAACTTCCCATAATAAAACCAATTATTCAACCTAACAATATTGTTAGAGCGAGTAGAGGAAGTTATGGTGGAGTAAAACCAAAAGGAGTTAGTCGATTAGTTAGAAATATTACTGGCAGCGATAATTTATTTTCACAATTACAAGAAAGAAATCCAGAAGTAAGAAATAAAAGAGGAACTAGAACTCTGTTCAATATATTAGGAACGTTTGGAACAGAAAGAAATGAAAAGATAATTAGGATGAATCTACAACTATTAAGAAATACTTTAGTTGAGACATTTGAGATTGCTAAACTTTTACGTATGAATGCTGCTAGTGGAGCAGATGGAGGTGGAGGCGGTAAAAATTACAGTGGGGCATTATTAGCAGGTACTCTCGGAGTTACCGCAGGATTAACTTTACCTAATTTATTTGGTGGAGATGATGATAAAACCAAAACTAAAGAAACTGAAGAGAAAGTAGATCCAGAAGATGATCTAGAAACTTTCGTAAGTGGTGAAGAAAAAATTGTTGCAAAAGAATTAGAAGATACTGATGCTAAGTATGATGATGATAAACTTGAATCAGATTTAGAGGGTTCTTCAAAAGGATTAGTAGAATCTATAAAGACTGGATTTAGTGAACTTATGGATGGTATAAAGAAGTTAGTAAAAGGTGAAGGTATTGATACAGAGGAAACTGAGGTAAAGAGTGGTGATGATACTTTAAAAGTAGAGGAATCTGGAGATACAAATGAATCAGACCAAGTAAATAGTTTAGTAGATGGAGTTAGTAATTCATTTAAAGGTGCTTTAAAAACTAAAATTGCTGAAGGTGAATCTAATAATGATTATGGTGCAATGTATAGTAGAGATCAAGAGGGATTTGATCGTGGAGATGAAGATATAACTAAGATGAGTATTAATGAAGTTGATAAGTTACAAACAGATTATTTAAATTATCAGACATCTATAGGTCGTGAAGATGGTGATAGGAGTGCTGCAATGGGTGCATATCAAATGTTAAATCCAAAGAAAGTTGCAGAATTGATGGGTCTTGATCCAGAGACAACTATATTTGATAAAGAAACCCAAGATATGATGTCGGAGTATTATTTAAACTATGCTGGTTTAAAAGATTTTGAAGCAGGGAAAATAAGTGCAGAAGAGTTTAATAATAGATTAGCAGAACAGTTTGCATCTATTGAAACCACTGATGGTAAAGGTGTGTATGACGATGATGGAATGAATAAGGCAAACACTAGTGTGCTTGATCTTATTAAGGCACAAGAATCAAAGTATAAAGGACTTGAGGATGGTGCATTTATTCCAGGAAAGAAGAAGGGTGAAGTAATTGTAATTAAAGAGGGTAAAAATGTTCAACCCATTTCTAGCAGTGGTAAAAAAGTTACCATGTTTAATAATAATACAGGTAAATCAAAATCTCAAGGACCAACACAAAAGTTTTATTCATCAAGTAATCCAGATGATTCTAATTTGTCAACAAAAAGTATTCTTGGAGTTATAGGTTAGTTACATGGTAAATCCAGCACCAGTCAGAGTAGCAAGAAAAAGTACAATGAATTCACCTTTGGTGAAGGCAGCAAATAAAATAGTGACATCTCCTACTTTTGCTAAAGCAAGATCAATAGACTTTGATAAAAAGAATGAGTATGATAAATTTATTAAGTTTATTGAATCAAGTAATAAAGAATTATTAAAAATTAAATTACCAAGTAAAGATGAAGTGATGAAAGCAGGTGGTCTTGGTGGAGGTGCTGATGATAAAGGTGGTGGAAGTACACTACTTGGCACACTACTTGGTGGTGGTTTAGTATCATTACTTAAGAAATTTAAACCTTTGAGAAATCTTCGCAGATTTTTAATCCCAAGAAGGTTTAGAGCACGTTTAAGAAAGATAAGAATGGATATACTCAGACCATTTAGAAACTTTAAAAAATTTATTCTAGAACTTCCTGGAAAGATAAAGGCGAAACTTACACAATATGCAGATGAAGCAGTTCAGATATTAAGAAAGTACACTGATGATGCAGTACTAGCAATAAAAAATTTAAAGAATGCTAAGTGGATTAAAAATTTAATAACACAATCAAAGAAAATAACCACACTTGCAGATGATGGTGTCAAATTAGGTAAAGAATTTCTTACAAATAGTAAAGTTCTTAAAACTAGTAAAACAGTTGTTCAAAAAGCAGGACCAAAAGTAACATCTATGGGAATAGGTGAACTTACAGTTATTGGTGGTATAACAGCAGATGTAAGTTCAGGATTTTATAGACTTGAGAAGGGAGATAATACAGGTGCTGCATTATCTTTCATTGGTGCAATACCTATTGTTGGTATCCCATTTAACTTGATTGATGTTGGAAGAGATGTTGGATTATTTGAGGAAGGTGGTGCTTTAGATTGGTTAGATTTCTTAGACTGGTTCAGATTAAATAAAGACAATCCAAACTATGTGGACAAGAGAACTACTGAAGAAAAGGAAATAGACGATGAATTTGATACTTATCTAAGAGAAACATATGAAAAAAATCTGAGAGAAGAGTTAGAGAGTATAAAAGGAATGAAAGGTAAAAATTATACAAGAAGAAGAATGTCGATTACCAATCAATTAAGAGATCTTCCAGATTTGACCAGCGATCAATTGAAATCTAAAATAAATCAAGGAATCGGAAACGTAGACATAGGAGATATAAAATTCTTTGGTAAAAATAAATCATCATACGATGAAATACAAACATTCCTTGATAATGTAGAAAATGAAAAAACTTTATCTACAGAAAGTTTCTTCTCAGAAAATATCACCACTCTCATTGACAATTCGCAAACATTCCTACTTCCAGTTAATAATGGTTCTGGATCTATGTTTACTGGTAATACATCTTCTCCACCTATTAATATAACTAATACTATAATTGACTTTGATTATTCTAAAGCGAATAGTGGTTTTACTGATGAACTTTTATTTTTAAAATTAGACAAGTAACATGGCAGCAGACGCAGTATCAACAATTTTATATCGGAGAGCATCTATTATATCTTTAAAGGGTGAGGGTTTTGACCTTAGTGAAAATATTATAGAGTTTGATTACTATGAGGATATACTAAAACAGGCAGTGACAGCAAAAATAAAAGTCATGTCAAGTTTTAGTTATGTAAATCAACTTCCAATACGTGGTGGTGAAAAAGTAGAGATGATCATCGAAACTGCCTTTGGAGAAACTGTATTTGAAGGTGACAATGCTTTGTATGTGTATAAAGTAAGTGATATTAACACCGAGAGAATGGTGGAGGAATGCACAATACACTTGACATCACTAGAACATTTTTCAAATCAAAGTACAAGATGTATGAAAAAATATAATTTTCAAGGCATTGGTGAACACGTTGAAGATATTTTAAAAAATACATTAGGAACTAAGAAAAATATTAAGGTAGAACCCACTGCAAACTCATATACTTTTATTGGAAATAGTAAAAAACCATTTTATACTTTAACATGGTTAGGATCTAAATCAATATCACAAGTCACAGATAAGAGTGGAGTATCAGGAGAGGGGAAAGAAGGATTGAATAAAGGAACTGCTGGATTTTTATGCTATGAAAATTATGATGGATATCACTTCCGAAGTATTGATAGTCTAGTGGCAAACACTCAAGTTCAAGATGGAAAGTCAGATCTTGAACCAAAATTCTCTTACACTTATACTGGTAAAGTTATAGAGGCAGCAAAATTAAAGAATAATGTTACTATCATTAGATATAATTTTGAAAAAAATATTGATTTAAGAGGTGCTTTACGTGTTGGAATGTATTGTAATCAATTTTATTACTATAATACAAGAAATAATGAACTATCTCTTTATAATTATAAATTAAAAGACGAAATAAAAAATGCAACTAAGTTAGGAAATGAGGAATCAATAACTGTTAATAGTGATTTTGCTAGTGTGCCTACAAGAACCATGTTTAGAACTTCTGATCATGGAACTCTGAACCCTAGTGGAGCATTAACAGAATCACAATCAGATAGTGGTGGTGATGCAATCTTAGCAAAATCAGTATCAAGAATTAATTTATTGTTCACTCAGGCACTAAATATTCTTGTACCGTTGAATATCAAATTAAAAGTTGGAGACTTTATTTACTGTGAATTCCCTCTGATAGAGGGAGGACAATCTAGTGATGTTGATGATCAAATGAGTGGTAATTATGTTATCAGAGAATTACATCATCATTTTTCACCTAATCAAAATACGACATCTCTTAAACTTATGAGAGATTCATATGGATTATATGGTCAAAATCAATAGGAGACAATTATGAAAACTATCGAAGAGCACATTCAAAGAGACAAAGAAATCCTTGCTGATCCAAGCACTTCTGAACCAATGCGTCATCATATAGAAGAAGAGTTACATGAACTTGAAGTTTACGAAGAACATCATCATGATGAGATAGTAGCAGGAGATCATCACGATCCAAATGCACTTGAATTATTTTGTGAGATGCACCCTGACGAACCAGAGTGTCTAGTATATGACGACTAATGATAACTGAACAACTACTAAAATCGAATTTTTCTGGAAAGGACGGTTTCTCTTGGTGGATAGGTAGAGTTGCCCATCCATCACATTGGAAAATGCAGAACCTTGCCTCTGCTGCTGCAGGATCAGCATCACATAGAGTTAAAGTTAGAATCATAGGTTATCATCCTTGGGATGATACATTACCTGAAAGTGATCTTCCTTGGGCAAATGTGTTGATGGATCCTGTGACTGGTAGTGGACAGGGATCGATGGGAGATACTTTAAATTTAGTAGGAGGTGAAACTGCAATTGGATTCTTCAGCGATGGTGAGGAAGCACAACAACCTGTGATTATAGGATTACTTCATAGGTCAGCAGAAGCTACAAATTCAATAACAGAAGCAGAGATAGAATCGAGTGGTAGTAATC